TGAACCTGACCCCTGCCGAGATCCAGGCGCTGCAGGCGGCGCTCCCGCGCATGAGTGCGCAGGAGAAGATCGCCACGCTGGAGATGCTCGAGCAGATGGAGCAGCAGCTCGAGGTGGAGGCCGCGCGCGACGACCTGATCGCCTTCGCCAACGTGGTGTATCCGAACTACGCCGCCGGCGCGCACCACCGGCACATGGCCAAGCTCTTCAAGGACGTGGTCGAGGGGCGCAAGACTCGGATCATCATCAACATCGCGCCGCGCCACGGCAAGTCGGAGCTGACGTCCTATCTGCTGCCGGCGTGGTATCTCGGGCACAAGCCCGATGCCAAGATCATCATGGCCACCCACACGCAGTCGCTGTCGGAAGACTTCGGGCGGCGCGTGCGCAACCTGATCGGCGACGGCGAGTACCGGCGGGTGTTTCCGGAGACGACGCTGCAGACCGACAGCAAGTCGGCGGGCAGCTGGAACACACGCCAGGGCGGCAAGTACTACGCGGTCGGTGTGGGCGGCGCGCTGGCCGGGCGCGGCGCGGATCTGCTGGTGATCGACGACCCGCATGCGTTGCCGTTGGACACGGAGGTGCCGACACCGCAGGGGTTCAAGACGATTGGCGAGCTTCAAGTAGGCGACGAGGTGTTTGGGCCTGATGGCCTTCCGACTAAGGTGGTGGCGAAATCTGACGTCTGGCATGGCCGCGAGCTTTACGAGGTCACGACAGATGATGGTGAAGTGCTGCGCTGTGACGGAGGGCACTTGTGGGCGTACAGGTCAGACACGAACCTGCGCAAAGGCCGGACAGTAGTTGCTACGGCCCGTGAGCTTGCACAGTGGTCGAAGGCTAATAAGCCGTGTCTGCCTCGCCATGCGCCGGTGCAGTACGAGGCACAACAGCTTCTCGTGGATCCGTACGTGCTGGGGGCATGGCTTGGGGACGGCACGACTGGCCTTGGCAGGATGACATCGCACCCCGATGATGCACCGTTCATGCGCAGCCAGTTCGAGGCAGCGGGGTTTGAGACTACGACACTGGCGGATGACTACAGCTTCGGCGTGACGGGGCTGCGGGCACAGCTGCGCGACATTGGAGTGCTCGAGCACAAGCACATTCCGGCGCAGTACTTGCGCGGGTCTGTGGAGCAGCGGATGGCGTTGCTTCAGGGGCTGATGGACACAGACGGCACGGTTACGACAGCGGGGCAGTGCTCGTTCCAGAACACGAACCAGGAGCTGGCGGTTGGAGTGCGAGAATTGCTGCACAGCCTTGGCGTCAAGGCCCGGCTGTGTTCATATTTCGACGCACGAGAGAGGCACGCGTCACGGCAAGTCGACTACAGGGTCAACTTCAAGCTGAAAGACGCGGCAAGGATGCCACGCAAGGCGCAGCGGACGTACACACCGACAGATAAGCGCTGCCGTTCGATCGACGTACGCGCTACAGGCGAGACAGGCAGCGTGCAGTGCATCACTGTGGCCCGCGAGGACGGCCTGTTTCTCGTGGGGCGCGGGCATGTCGTTACGCACAACTCTGAGCAAGATATCAAGACCGGCACGCGCCTGCCGTTCGACACGGCGTGGAATTGGTATCAGACAGGCCCGCGACAGCGCTTGATGTGGGAAGGCGCCGTACTTGTGGTCATGACTCGATGGAGCACTTTCGATTTAACAGCGAGGCTGCTCGACTATGCTGCGAAGAACCCGGATGCGGACCAGTGGGAGGTGGTGGAGTTTCCGGCCATCCTCCCGTCGGGCAAGTCGCTGTGGCCGGAGAAGTGGTCCGTCGAGTCGCTGCTGCGGACCAAGGCGTCGCTGGACCCGAAGTACTGGACAGCCCAGTACATGCAGGAGCCCTCGAGCGACGAGGCGGCCATCGTCGCTCGCACCGACTGGCGCGTGTGGGAGAAGGAGCGGCCGCCGTCGTGCAACTACATCATCCAGTGCCTGGACACCGCCGCGGAGACGACCAACCGGGCGGACTTCACGTCCATCACCACCTGGGGCGTGTTCGTCAACGAGGTCGAGCGCGACGAGCACCAGATCATCCTGCTGGACCGCGTGAACCAGCGCATGCAGTTCCCGGAGCTCAAGGCCAAGACGCTCGAGCAGTTCAAGCTCTGGGAGCCTGACGCGTTCATTGTCGAGAAGAAGAACTCCGGCGTGGCGCTGTACCAGGAGCTGCGCTTCATGGGCCTGCCGGTGCAGGAGTACTCGCCGCACCGCGGCTCGGGCGACAAGGTGGCGCGCTTGAACGCGGTGGCCGACATCGTCAAGAGCGGCAAGGTGTGGATCCCCGACACGTGGTGGGCGCGTGAGTTGATCGACCAGATCGCGCAGTTCCCCAATGGCGAGCATGACGACGACGTCGACACCACATCCATGGCGCTGACGCGCTTCCGGCAGGGCGGCTACCTGACCCTGCAGAGTGATGACACCCTCGCGGACAAGCGCGAGTTTTACGGCCGCACGGCGGCCTACTACTGAGGGCTACAGCATGGCACGAGAGCTTCCTGACACCAACCTGCCGTGGCCCATCCCGCTCGAGGCGGTGGGGCTCATCGCCGACGCGGAGAAGCTCTCGCTGGTGGCCTACCAGTGCCCGGCCGGGGTGTGGACCATCGGCTGGGGCGAGACCGAGGGGGTCAAGGCCGGCGACACGTGCACCAAGGAGCAGGCGGACAACTGGCTGCTCGAGGACCTGACCGACAGGTGCAAGGCCATCCGTGACATGTGCGTCACGGAACCGAACCCGAACCAGCTGGGGGCGCTGGTGTCGCTGGCGTACAACATCGGGCTCGAGGGGCTGAAGAAGAGCACGGCGCTGCGCAAGCACAACGAGGGCGACTACGACGCGGCCGCGCGCGCCTTCGGGCTGTGGAACAAGGCCAAGAACCCCGCCACCGGGCAGCTCCAGGTGCTGCGCGGGCTGACCGCGCGCCGCGCTGCCGAGTCGGCGCTGTACCTCAAGATGCCGGACAACATGCCCGACTGGCTGCGCGACCCGATGCCGCAGGAGATCGCGCCGGAGTCCTCGATGGTCAAGAGCCCGGTGGCGCAGGGCAGCACCATCACCGCGGGAACTGGGACGGTGCTGGCCGCCGGCGCGGCGTTCGCGGACCAGCTGTCGCCGGTGATCGACAAGGCCAAGAGCTTTGCGGACACGCTGCACCTGAACCCGCTGTACGTGCTGGCTGGCATCATGATCGTCGTGGGGCTCGTGGGGCTCTACAACCGCTACAAGCAGAGGGACCAGGGATGGGCGTGATCGGCGCGGCGCTGAAGCTGCTCGCCAAGGTCCCGTGGTGGCTCTGGGCGGTGGCAGGGCTCATCCTGTGGGGCTGGGCAGGGCACAATCGCGCCAACACAATCGAGCACGACGTGGCTGTGAAGACGCAGCAGTCGGAGAAGGAGCAGCGAGATGAAGAACGACGGCGCAATGAGCAGCACGTCAAGGTGTTGGACAAGGCAGTGGCTGAGCGTGAGCAGTCTCGCCTTGCTGCTGACCGCGCTCGTGCTGCTGAGCAGCGGCTGCGCAAGCAACTGGAGCAACAAGCTCGCGCCGGGCGTGAAGCCGGCAGCGATCCCGCCGCTGCCGCAGGCTGGCGTGCAGCCGAAACGCTCGGAAAAGTTCTCGGCGAGTGTGTCTCGCGATATCGAGAGCTGGGAGAAGAAGCTGACCGGGCAAGAGACGCCGGCCTCACCTGCGAGCGAGCGTATGACGCCCTTTCCGGCCCCGCCGACTGACCCGAAGCTCTGAGCGCACGCCATGGCCACGAACATCGACAAGGGCATCTACCAAGCGCCTGCGGGCTTGGACAGCATGCAGGACAAGCTCGACGACCAGATCGAGGTTGAGATCGCTCCTGACGAGGGCAGCGACACACCGCTGGACCCCGAGGCTCTCGCGCTGATCGCGCAACAAGGCGCGCAGCCTGCGCACGACGCCAACCTCGCGGAGACGATGACGAAGGAGGACCTCGGCCAGCTCTACAGCGACGTCAAGGACTGGTACGACGCCGATCTGCGCTCGCGCAAGGAGTGGGAGCGCACCTACCGCGACGGCCTGAAGCTGCTGGGCTTCCAGCTCGAGCAGCGCACCGAGCCGTGGGACGGTGCGTGCGGCGTGGTGCACCCGCTGCTGAGTGAGGCGGTGGTCCGCTTCCAGTCGGAGAACATCACCGAGACGTTCCCGGCCGTCGGCCCGGTACGCACGCGCGTGGAAGGCAAGCCGAGCCTGGAGAAGGACAAGGCCGCGCAGCGCGTGCAGTCGGACATGAACTGGCGCCTGACCCAGACCATGCCCGAGTTCCGCACGGAGCACGAGCGCATGCTGTTCAACCTGCCGGTGGCGGGCTCCGCGTTCAAGAAGGTCTACTTCGACTCGTACCTGGGGCGGCCGGTGAGCCGCTTCGTGCCGGCCGAGGACTTCGTGATCAGCTACGGGTCTTCGGATCTGGTCACGGCCGAGCGCTACTCGTGTCGTATGCGCTACACCGAGAACGAGGTGAAGGCGGCCATCGCGGCGGGGTTTTACCGCGACATCGACATCGGCACGCCCGGCCGCCGTAAGGACGAGCTGCAGGATGCCAAGGACCGTCAGACCGGGTCGCGCAACCTCGAGGACGACCGCTACGAGTTCGTCGAGATGCACGTCGACCTCGTCGACTACGGGCTCGGGACTGTCGAGAACGAGGTCGAGGTGGCGCAGCCCTACGTGGTGACGTTCAACCTCGAGACCGACGAGATCATGTCGGTCTACCGCAACTGGGACGAGAAGGACCCGAAGCGCGTGCGCAAGCAGCACTTCGTGCACTACTCCTACGTGCCCGGCTTCGGCTTCTACGGCTTCGGCCTGCTGCACCTCGTGGGCGGGCACGCGCAGGCGGCGACGTCGCTGACGCGCCAGCTGATCGATGCGGGCACGCTGTCGAACCTGCCGGGCGGCCTGAAGGCCAAGGGGCTGCGGATCAAGGGCGACGACACGCCGATCGCCCCGGGCGAGTGGCGCGACGCGGAAGTCATCGGCGGCAAGCTCTCCGAAGGCCTGTTCCCGATCCCGTACAAGGAGCCGTCGGCGGTCCTGCTGAACCTGCTGGACCGCGTCGTGGAGGATGGCCGGCGCGCGGCCTCGACCGCCGACACCAAGCTGGCCGACATGACCGGCAACACGCCGGTGGGCACTACGCTGGCGGTGCTCGAGCGCACGCTCAAGGTGATGTCCGCGGTGCAGGCCCGGGTGCACGCCGCGCTGTCGACCGAGCTGAAGCTGCTGAAGGCGCTGGTGCGCGACACCACGCCGGCCGAGTACCCGATCGACGCGGATCCCTCGCGCGCGGTGAAGCAGCAGGACTACGACATCGTCGAGATCGTGCCGGTGTCGGACCCGAATGCGTCCACCATGGCGCAGCGCGTGGTCCAGCAGCAAGCCGTGCTGCAGCTGGCCGAGAAGGCGCCGCAGATCTACGACCAGACGCAGCTCCACGGCGACATGCTGCGCGCGATCGGCATCCGCGACCCCGAGCGCCTGATCCCGCAGCTGGCCGAGGCCAAGCCCAAGGATCCGGTGAGCGAGAACATGGCGCTGCTGATCGGCAAGCCGGTGAAGGTCTTCGCGTACCAGGACCACGAGTCGCACATCCAGGTGCACATGGCAGCGATGCAGGACCCGAAGATCGCCATGCTGATGGGGCAGAACCCGCAGGCGCAGCTGCTGATGGGGGCGGCACAGGCGCACATCGCCGAGCACGTCGCGTTCGCTTACCGCGCGCGCATCGAGCAGGCCATGGGCGCATCGTTGCCGGACCCGAACGACGGGGCGATCCCGCCGGAGCTGGAGTACCCGCTGGCCAGTGTGCTGGCGCAAGCCGCTTCCAAGGTGCTGCAGCAGAGCCAAGTCGAGGCTTCGCAGCAGGCTGCGCAGCAGGCCGCCACCGACCCGGTGGTCCAGATCCAGCAGCAGGAGCTGAAGATCAAGGAGCGCAAGCAGCTCCTCGAGGAGGCCAAGCACAGGGACGACGTGGCGCTCGAGCTCAAGAAGCTCGGGGTCCAGGTCGACACCAACAACGCCTCGAACATCATGAAGGCGCTGATCGAGGGC